GTCTATAACCGTGCGCACCTCGACCGCTACGAAGATTCGGGAGTGGTAGACGGCGTGCAATTCAGCGCGCACATTGACGACCGAACATCTGACATCTGCACGATGCTTAACGACACGATATGGGCGTTAGGCGACAAGGATATGCAAGTCCCGCCCCTACATTTTGGGTGCAGGAGTCGTCTCGTACCTTATTTTGGAAAGATACCCGGTAAGCGAGACTTTAAAGCGCAGTTTGGCTCCGAATTCGTGAAAAGCGCAGAGAAAACATCTACTGTATTCCGAAAGAAGTATTGGAGCGCAATGCCGCACACAAAAGCATCAGCGACATTTCAACGATCCTATTTCCACAAAAACGAGATCAAGACCATCACGACTGGGCTCAACCTTGCGATAAAAGAGGAACGGAAGCGCGCAATTCCAAATGTCGTGCCGCTGGAACGTCTGAAATCGACGTTGAAATACCGAAAGATCGATCCGGATAAATCCATCATTGCTGATCGATTCGGAAAGTCCTTGATGCTCGATAAGTTCGAGGAGCGCGATATTGTTCGCTCGATCAAATCATTAATTACGCATGTGGACAATCGAATTACCCGGGAAGTATCAAAGCAAAAGAAAAGGATTGATGCGGCGTGGAAAGAAGTTCTCTCCACTCGCAAATCGATTGCTGCGAACGAGAGGGACATAGTATATTATCAGAAGCGCATAAAATCCGATCCTGCGTCAGCATCAGATTATAATAAGGCGATTGCGAAACGCAAAGCCAACGTGTCTGAATTGAAAGCACTTGAAGAGCGCAAGATGCGATCGTGGAGTGCACTGATTGATAAGAAAACGTCAGAATCCGTTGAGCGCCTTAATGATGAAAAGGAACGATATAGGGACTTACTTGAATCATTTAAGTTCAAGAAACGATAATTGCTAAATAAACATTACAAAGTGATAAAAATAAACAATGTTAATATAGTATAGTATAGTAATATATATAGTTTGTATTATGGAGAGAACCGTCCCGCGCCCGCACTCGGCGATGGAAGCGGGGAATCAACTGGCAGATCCGGCAACGCCAACTGCGCGTAGCATTCTGACGCGGAATCGACTTGATCATCATGCACGCCATTCGGAAACAATTCAAGCTCCGAGAGGAACGCATTCAGCCAGACAGCATTCACAACCTTAACATCACCTCTGGATGCTGCCGCACTAAAGGGCTGCGCTCGAACTGTCTTGCTGCCGCTGCTTGGGATGCCATAGAACGCATATCCGGCGAGAAGTTTGGCATAAGTAGCAATCACCCCTTTCCCCGATGATCCTGGCTCCTGCTCCATGTATATTTGCGTCTCGATGCCGTCCATCTGCGCCGTCTGCCTGATGAGTGCCTCAACATCCCCAGGCTTCTTCCGCACCCGGATCACGTCTTTAACATAGTACATGCCGCCAGCCTCCACCATCAGCACGCCAACAGTCCAGTCCGGATCGCTGCCTTTCTTCGCTTCGGTTGCTGCCAAGTCCCAGAAGCGCACCTGCCGCCCGCGCGGTACGGTATCGGTGATCTCGAACCATGTGCGCTCGAATAAGCCCCCCGTCTTGGTATATGGAGATTGCTGATACATCGCGTACCAATAGTACTGTCCAACCGTCTCCCGGATGTTTTCAAGCGATTGGAGGTTGTACCTGTCGTGCCATAAAGGATCACCAACCTTGCGCCCAAGCATATCGTTCTCTTCTGCAATTGCCGGAAAGTTCAGAACCTCCCACTGTTCTCCCCCTCGTTCCATCTCGCTCAACAGCCGCCCTCCCAGATCGTCCTGATGCCATCTGGTTTGTATCAGGATGATCGCTCCTCCGGGTTCAAGTCGCGTGTACGCAGTACTCTGATACCATTCCCACAGTTTTTCCCGCTTAACCTCGCTGTGTGCCTCCTCTGAATTTTTAATCGGATCGTCAATGATGAATAGGTGCGCGCCTTTTCCCGTGATCGGACCCCCTGCACCTGCAGTGTTCATCCCCCCCGCATGTTTGGCAATATCCCATCGGTTGCGCGCGGATGAATCCGAAGCCACCGAGACACCAAAAATATCCCTCCCATACTCTTCAAGGATATTACGTGCCTTCCACCCCCATGATGCCGCAAAGTCCGCCTCATAGCTCGACAGGATGATCCTGTGATCCGGATGGTGTCCAAGATACCACGCGGGAAAATACTTGCTGATCATCTCTGATTTGCCGTGACGTGGTGGCATGAAGACCATAAGCCGCTTAAGTTTCCCGGCTGCGATCTGCGTGAGCTTATCCGAGAGCATAAGAAGATGAGGGGCTGCCGTCCACCTGCCCCGACTGGCAGTGATGGCAAATAAGGCAGGCGTGATCTCCTCAAACATTACCTTTAACCCGTTCCATTTCTTTTCGGGCGCGCTGTATTTCCCACCATGCCATTATAGGATATACAATCGGTAGTATAACAACGATAAACAGGTTTATAATAATATACCAATGCTCTTTTAAATCGTTGATTGTGTCAATAATGTTGTTCCATACCCTAAATCGATGATAATACATCGATTCAAAAAGATTCATTTTAGCGACGTTGCTGGTACATAACCGCACTCGCCCCTGGTCTCGTAGGTATTCTTTTGTCATGTTTTCCTCGATAACTTTTGCGCCAGTTCATTCGCAGTCTTCATCACGTCAGGGTCCGCGGTAACCTCGTGTTTGATTGATCCTGTGACCTGCACCTTATCTGTCTCCCCCATGATCTTCCGCACCGTCTCAACCAGCTTCACCTTCGCCGTCACAAACCGAGATTGTGCATTGTACAGGGCAGCCATATCACCCGTGCTTTCCGGGATGATCGTGACCTTTTGCTTCCCGGTCTTCGGGTCTTTGGCTGTGCAGGATTGCAGGGCGTCGAAGATAAGCGGCATCACTGCGTCTATCTCACTCATGGCTCTGTCGAGCTGTTCGAGTTCTTTTATCTTCATATCCACGACTGCCTCAGTCATCTTTTCAGCGACACCCTCATAAGTCGCATTGTCACGCAGAACTATCTGTTGCTGCCACTTAAATCGAACAGACCATTTTTTGAGCGTTCCCTCTGATGGTATACCCGACTTATACCGCTTGGATAACTCCTCGTGGAGTTTCGCTATGCTGCGGTTTACTCCGAGGGTATAATATACCTCGAAAACTTTGATCCGGTCAAGCAGTTTTGCAGCCATTGTAGTATCTGTTGTATATGAGGATGCTTATTAAAGTTACTGAAAAACTCCCAAAAAAAATAGTCTGCACATCAGAGATATTTGCGTAAGTCCTTCTTGATGTAGTAGTTCACGCCAATCGATTCGAGTTTCGCTTTAACGTCCGTTGCGAACTTATGCCAGTCGATTCTCCTTGCTTCTGGTTGATGGTTGAGCGTTCCGACCTTGTACAGATCAACAAAGTCCTTCGTCCGATCTATCAGTTCCAGCGAGTCTTCCGGATAATACACCGGCTCCAAGCTGACCCATGTTTCGATACCGAGAGTATGAGCACGCTCCAGTACCTCAATCCGCTCGCTTGTTGGTGCTGCGTTCGGCTCCTTCTCGAGGGCTTCTGCGTCATCAGCAAATACGAGAGTCACCGCATATTGCACATGCTCTTTGTTCGCTGCCATCAGGTCGAAGTCTCGCTCTGATCTCTTGCCGCCTTTTGTCAGGATGATTACGTTCCGCCCATGATCAAATAGGCATTTCAGGGCCCGTCTTGTGAGCAGTTCCTGGACGTCGATATGCTGATATGCATCGCAAGTGAACGATAGCAACACTGGTCGTTCATCGTCTTTGCGCTTCATCTCGATCACATCTTTCTCGAATTTCTGCATGATGCCATTATTGCGAGGGGCGGACCGCGCGAAATCTTCTCGCTTCATACGCAGCACCGCAGGGCTGTAGCAGTACACGCACGCATGATCACAGCCACGATATAGGTTTGCTGCGAGGGGGGCGTATTCAGCCGCCCGCCCGCGCGGTTCATAGATTATGTTCATAATTCCTCTGGATCGATCTTTACCAACATATCTTCATAATCCCATGTTGCACCACATTCCCGACATACGATTTCGTATATAGGGTTGTTGGCTTCCATCCGGTCGTTTTCTGTCCTTCTTCGAAAAGTTCCGCAGTCAGGGCACCGCAAGACGACTTTCTCGTCCTTGATGTCCTCAATTACCATGCAATATTCACTTTCGTTTTTGCAGTGGTACTCAGGGCAGTTGTTGCATCGCTCATCATCTGGAGCGTTTCTGATACAATAGTGGTTTTCCAGTGTCATTGTTGATTCACGTCCTTATTCTGCTTCGGAGTCTTTGATACGTGCGTCTGTTATCGCTCGCTGAAATTCCTGTGTGTCGTGCCTTCCATCCCAAAACTCGCTTTCAAATACAGTCTTCTCATTCTTCTGATGTACGTTGCAGAAGCGGTTTTCATCTCTGCAATCCGGGCATGTGTTTGTTGTCATTGTTGATTCACGTCCTGTAGCGTTTCACTGCTACAATATACTATTATACTTAATACCTTATAAACCTATCGACGGCTACGCATAGTGTTTTTGAATGTAAGACATGCATCAAATCGATGTTGCGCGCATCTAATATAAGGACTTGTGAGCGTACTTATTCAGAGATAGGTATAAGTATATGACTATGAAACCATGTGTAACGTCTTGTTTTCAGATTCTAAGCCTTGTTAGTCTTTGAATTGTTATTTTTTGGCGAGCACAACATTCCAATATAGAACATGCGGTTATCATCTTCTTGGACAACCTTGCACTCGGTTATATCGATTCCATATTTATCAGATAATGTTTTTAGAGTTAATTTTATTATAAATTCCTGGTGACGATTCAAACATGGAATCTGGATTCCCGAATAATTGCGGATCATAGTCCGCGTGAACTTGGCCCCGCTGCCATAAT